TACAAAATCGATTGGGGAAGGGGGTGATTCCTGGATTAGAACTATGTAACTTTGAACTAAAAGATGTTCAAAGACACAAAATAATCGAACATGTAATAAGATTATATAATTAAATTACATTAACATTGGTACAAAAGAGGGGCTCATAAACCCTCTTTTCCATTATTGATTATCTTTTTCTAAAGCTTCAATGTTGTCAGGATATACTTTTTTATAGTACTCTATTAACTTAGCCCAGTCAGTACCTAATATATTACCATCAATACTAGCCTTAATAATTTTCTTTTCTTTAAAGTCTAAAATAACATTACAGGTTTGTAAGTCACTATTATTTAAAGATTTTGTTACCAATGCTTGTTCATCAACTTGACCATTTGGTTTTCGTATATATGTAATTGCAAAATATCTCATTTTATGCCTTCATTGTTAATTCTACTAAAGTGGCTGCCAATGATATCTCAGGGATGCCAACCAAAGATAAGTTTGCTAGACCATTTCGTATGATAAGAATTGCATTGTCTTTCTCTGCAGGAGTATCGCCCCAAAGTTCTAAATTATTGTACATCCAACGATATACATCTTCGATCCTTGATGGGTATAATGACAAATATTGCAATAGTTGTTGTCTAGCCTCAATTATTTTACCTGCTTTAAGCAAAGTGGTAGATTCAATTAATAATTCATCTTCGCTATTACCTAAACTTACAGGGGGTAATAATTTACCCGTACTACTGTTTACTTGCAATTGATTCAAACATTTACGTAAATCAGGATACGTCCCTGCTACATAGCTATCTAAAACTGCTAAATCAAACTCGATATTTTCAGTTACTAATACAGTAGCCGCCCTAGCAGTAAATTCTACTTTATCTGTTTTTGTAATACGAAACTCATGACATCTGCTTTTTAATGCAGGAATAATACGATGTTCATAATTACAAGTTAAGATAAATCTTGCTGTCATATGATATGCTTCCATATCATTACGCAAAGCCGCTTGACCAGCTGGTGTCAAATAATCTGCTTCATCAAGTAACACAACTTTGAAATTACCAAAAGGCATAGTTTGTACAAAATTGACGATCTTATTACGAACAACATCAACTGAATTTTCTCGTGATGCATTGATTTCTAGTACATCATATTCATTTACACCAAGTTCGTTAATTAATATTTTTGCAAGTGTTGTTTTACCTGTACCGGGATCACCTGAAAACAACAAGTGAGGGATACTGTTAGTTTCAATCCATCCCTTAACTTGCTGCCGTTGTCTGTCATCTACAAACACATAGTCTTGTACGTTTTGCGGGCGATACGCCTCAACCCATAAATTATCTATCATTTTCTTAACATTTCATAAGTTATAATGTGACTGATACCTGTACCCAAATCTGTATTACTATCTATAATATGTAATGTATATTCATTTTCATCTTTTTTGGGATCATATACATTATATTCTAGCACGTACCCTCCGTTTGCTGAATAGACTGTAAAATTCATACCGTGACTAGATATTTGACCAACATCTCGCAACCTCTTAGAGGAACTTATTGCAGTAGTACATCGATCATCATAATCATCTGATGATAACCAATTACGAATTTTATTTTTAAACCATCCCATAATATGTTTCCTTAAACTTTATCACTCATTGTCAAATCATACACAGGCTCATCACTAATCAAGAGTATATCATTAGGATCCACTCTACGCAATGTTTTCTTACCCGTTTCGTCTTCAATATTAATACCTCTAGTCCAACGACCATGTGTAATACATAGCCAACTATCAAGTTTAATTTGATCATCATCAAAATCGGGACCTAATGCATATACTTTAGCCCAACGAGGTCTAATACCTTCACTCTTTTTGTCATCGTTTAATAAAACAATGCCAGATTCAGTGGTACGCTCATCAAATATCATATCACTTACAATAATATGTTTACCTAATGGTTTAAATTGTTCTTTGTTAAATCTATGTGGGTCGAATTGTAATTTCATTTTTGTTTCTTTTTAATAACTTCAATCTGTTTAATTTCACTCGCATCTTCTTCTTCAAACTGTTTTTCTTCTTCGGTTAATTCAATTGGTTCATCTGCTATTAATTGAGCATTACTGAAGAAAGAATCTGATTCAGGAGTTGCCGGTGCTTGATCGTTGTTAACCGTATTATTATACTGGCTACCAACTCGCTTGTTATTTTCTTGAATAACTCGGTTGTTACTATCGATAACATCACCTCTAGCGTTAAGATTCATATTGCTAACTGCTCTTGTCTTTTCATTCTTGGTTGCTAAAATAGACATGTCTATTGCTTTACCTTGTGCCGATTTATATATTGCCATTATACTATCTCCTTATTTTAAAAATTCATCTATGGATAAATCAAATCTTAAGCTATCTATTTTATGTATTCCTATCAAAAATAATACATAACTGGATACGCTACTACCTCTACCTACTCCCCAAACTACTGCATTCTTACGCATAGTATCTACTAAATATTTACAATATCTTAGTAAAGGAAACAAATTTCTCTCTTGAAATTTAATCAATTCTTCGCCAACTCGTTGTAATTCTGTTTCATTTGTGCATTGATCTAATGCCCATTTAGCAATATCCATAGTACCATATTCATCAGGTATAAACCATGTTGCTTGCGCTATAGCATCAAACTCATTAACAGTAATTTTGCTAGCAATATGTTTTTTTAAAAGGGGTTTATTATCAATATCTAATAAATCAAAATTAACATCAAATGATACCAACGCATTCTGAATCACTTGGTCAGGATTACGCAAATAACTATCACATAGTTCTATTTCTGAAAGAATTTGTTGACCATAATTATTAGTTGCCATACAGTATAATAACACAATCGTTGCAATAATGCAAGCTGTATTTGACCATTTACTTGATCTGTATGTTATTTTGGATGTTTTGTTTCTTATAAACATCATCCATTCTTTTATTGTACTCGGTTTTATAAGTTTCTAAAATCATATTCATCTGATTGATCAATGGTTGATTTTGAGTACGATATAGAAAATTCAATTTACCATACAAATCTTGTATAGTTTGTTGTAAGTCATCAGATGTTTTTTCTGATAGGTCAGAGATAAATGGGTGCTCCATATAACTCAATCAAGGACCCACTGCGTATAATGGTACATATCCCCAAATGGTATTTGTTCCATCATATCTACCAACACAAATATAAACATTAGAACCATCCGAACATATTGAACCTGCACTATCACCAACTACCCCAATGTTTGTAGGAGTGCGTAATTCAATTCTACTAGTAGTTTGATTTCTATTAAGTGGGTATATATCTATTGTTGTTCCACAATTTACAGTTGACAATTTATACTGCAACTCTGTTACACCAGCCGGGACATTAATTTGGTTTGAATAAGTTGTACTTACATTTGGTGCACCGTTTGAACCATAGTTTTCCAATAATCTACAAGTAGTTGTCATACCATTAATTAAAATAGCAGTAGAGTTAAACTGACTAGAAGGGAAATAAACTGTGGCACTACTATTAGCTATTGTTAAATTTAATTGTACATTACTTTGTGTACCGGTTGGTGCCCATCCACCAAAGTTGATTGTAGTATCTTGTACAATTGTTCCAAACTGTACATCACCCCGACTAACATCAATAGTTACAGATGATGGTAAACTGTTACCTATATTATAGGTTGTTGACCTAAAGCTTCTTACAGCCGCATTACTAATCAACGTGTTACCCATATCGTTGCTAACAGTTGTATCAGCTAGAGCTGATTTAACAACCACTTTGCTTTGCAAGTCTGATATTTCAGATTTGGTTGTATTTAAATTTGTTTTTATGCTAGTAAAATTATCTCTAAATCCTTGGCTGTCATTATTGACTCCGGGAGTAGGGTAATTTACATTTATTCCGTTTGTGTTTATTGCGCTCATAATTTTGTTCCGTACTGTATTTATTACACTAAATCTTTAGGTAAAATTGTTTTTCTTGGAAATAATACATTAAAATCATTAGAATTTAATGGGTTTGGTTCTGGATTACCACTTGGTAAATCAGTCCATGCTGGTATAGATAATGAAGTATCCCAATCATATGTGGCACTCTTATCTACTATATATCTATCTATTGTAAAATCAACTTCATTTAATTTATGTGGCCAATTATTATCAATTAGGTCTTTAATTACTTTTGATTTTCCTGGAATAGTATAACATATTACCCATGCTTGCAAAAATCCAAGTGTATTGCTATTTTCCTGTTGTGTTGTCATCCATTTAGGTAATAATCTACTATCAGTATTTTGAGGTATCATTGATGTTACTTCAGTTCTCATATTTTGTAAACCGGCTGGATAAAGATATTTTGCATATCCGGGGCTTAAACTAGTAGTTATAGTTGATGAATTTATATCAATATTTGTGTTATTAATAGTCCAATCACCCCTATGTAGATTTATTTTTCTTGGCCAGAATATAGATTGTGGTAAACTATCACCTGCTTCATTGGTTAGATTATCGATAATCTTGCTATATACAACTTCATATAATATATTTCCAAAATCATCAGTTGCAATTGCAGTTTCTATTTCACCTAATACTAATTTTCTCCAATAGTGATTTTGTTGGACGCTATTGATATAGGTAGTTATCGAACTACTTTGCATGCCATATGCGTGTACAAAACTAATGTCTTTTGCTTTTCCATAATAATTGTCATTTATTCTATAAACATATTCATTGGGTATCAAAGCTGTATTATTTAACAAAGCATTAATGACTTTTTTGCTTTCAATTTTAGTTGCTGCTTTAAAATAGATATTTTCTACTGGGAATGCATAGTATTGATATACCGATAGTTTAAATTCTTTATTAAGTTGTACTAAAGGAAAGTCTGGACTATATGCTTGTACAGTAAAATTATATTTTGTTGTAGTACCTTCTGCTAATAATTTAGCAACTGGTTGTTCTGCTACTCTACCAATAATTTCACCAGTATCTGCTAAATGCAAGTTTTTAGGCAAAGAACCTGAAACGACTCTATAATATAGACTATGACTAGCAGTTGCTGTTAACTGTAATGAACTTACTGTCCCGTTAAATATAACACCCAAATCAGTATCAGTTTTCCAAACAACATCTTGTAAGATATCATTAGTAATGATCAAGGTAAATTTTTCATTTTTACTTACTATGGCAGTATTTGATGCTTTTGCTACATTAACGGTAATGTCATATTTACTAATGCTTTTTGACAACATTATAGGTATACCAGTTATCCAACCTGTACTAGTATTACCAACCAGGCCTGGAGGTAAATCACCAAACTGATATATTATATCATTGTTA